GGTATGGGTTCTGCCACCAAGGGTGGCAAGTACACCATCAAGTAAGCCATGGCTACTTCCGGGACCACCAACTTCAGGTTGCCCCTCGATGAGTTGCTGGAACAGGCATCTCTTCGGGTCGGGGGTGAACCCACGCTAGGTACCGAAGCCCGTGTGTCCCGGCGGGCTTTGGACCTTCTTTTCACTGACCTCCAGAATCGCGGCATCCTCCTCCACACCCTGGAGCAGGTGGCCGTTACCCTCGTCACCGAAAACGCAACCATCAGTTGTAGTGCCGACACCCTCGACGTGTTGGACGCGGTGGTGCGACGCAACGGCACCGATCTCATGATGCGCCGCATCGGTTACGGAGAATACCTCGACATTCCCCGCAAGGAACAGACGGGGCGTCCCACCCACTTCTTCGTCAATCGTCAGCGGGACAACCCCTCGATCTACTTGTGGCCTTCCCCGGAAAATTCCACCGACATCCTCATCTTCTGGAAGATGCGGTTTGTGCAGGATGCCGGGAAGCTATCCAATGACCCCGACATGCCGCGCCGCTTTTGGCCCGCGCTGGTGGCGGGGTTGGCTTACTACCTAGCGTTCAATCGGGGTCTCCAATTCCCGATGGATCGCCTCGCAATGCTGAAGTCCGAATACGAGGACCAACTTTCCCACGCCACGGACGAAGATCGGGAGAGGGCCACCCTTCGTATCGTCCCCCGGTATCGGTGACGCATGGGGCAGTATGCGTCAGGCAGACACAGTTGGAGTCTTTGCGACAGGTGCGGTTTTCGCTTCCGCTATCTGCAGATTCGTAATGAGCCGGGGACCGCCTGGCGCGTCTGCAGCACCTGCAACGATGGGGCATTCAACCTAGTCTCCCATCCTCAGAACAAGCCGCCGCCCGTCTTCCCGGATCCGCAGTCCCTACGCTACCCGCGCCCCGATGTCAACCTGGTTGTGGGCAGTGAGCCGAATGACGAGCAGCAGCTTCCCATGGATGAAGGCGGACCCGGAGGCCCCTGATGGCACTTGTCAACGGAGATCGCGTCCGCGAATACACTGCTGCCACCGGAGACGGTCTCATCGACTTGCAGGGTGCCGTCCGCACCTATCGCCGGTTCGTGGACGGGGTTGGCGTCGGCAACCAGACCTACTACGCCATCGTCCACTCCCGCCTCGATGAGTTCGAAGTTGGCCTCGGCACCATCCTTCTGGTGGGTGCCCTCTACTATCTGCGGCGCGACACCATCTACGTCTCCAGCAATGCCAACCAGAAGGTCTTCTTCTCCAAGGGGCAGAAGCAGGTTGCTACGATCTATCCTGGCACCCAGATCGATCAGATTGCGGCCAACGTCTCCCTCTCCCAGCAATACGCGGTCCAAGCCTCCCTGGCTGCCGTTGATTCCTCCGTAGCCGCTGTAGCCGCCAGCACCTACCGCAACCAAGCTTTCGACTACGCATCGGCAGCGGGGATCTACGCGGCCAACGCCTCGGTTTCGTATGTCGATGCCGCGTCGGCTGCAGCAGCCGCAGCTTCCATTGTGGCTGGCATTTCGTCGGTAGCCGTAGACGCATCCAACGCGGTGGTCGCGGCATCCCTGGCCCAAGTCTACAAAACTTCGGCATCGGCCTACGCCACCCAGGCCGCCGACGCAGCGTCCGCAGCCCAAGTTTACCTGGTCTCCACCTCCGCCAACGCTACACAGGCAGCGGCAGCAGCATCCAATGCCGCCATCTACAAGGCGTCGGCTGAAGCTTCCTACCTCAATGCCGCGAGTGCCGCCAACGCTGCCAGCATCTCGATGGTGGCCGCATCTTCCTACGCCACCAACGCCCTCTCCTACGCCAACGACGCCCAACTGTATCGGACTTCGGCGGAAGCCGCAGCCTCGGTGGCCAGCGTCCAGGCGGCAGCCGCCTCGGTCTCTCGCGTCTCAGCCAACAACGCCGCATCCATCGCGGCAGTGTACGCCGAACAGGCGTCGGCATCGCGGACCCAATCCCAGACAGCCGCCACCTCCGCTAACAACGCAGCATCGCTGGCTGGCGTCTACGCCAACAACGCCTCCATCACTTACGTCAACGTGGTTTCCGTAGCCAACTACGTTTCCGCGCTGGCTGCGGGCGTATCGTCGGTTGCGGACCAAGTCTCTGCCGCACTGGCGGCTGCGTCTTCCGCCCTCATCTACAAGACTTCGGCATCTGCCTACGCAACCGAAGCCGCAGCCAACGCCTCTTTGGCATTCATCTACAAGGCGTCCGCGTCGGCCTACGCTACCCAGGCCAGCGCCTACGCCAACCAGGCATCTGTCTCCCAAGTGGCTGCCAGCAATGCTGCGTCGGCTGCTGGGGTCTTTGCGGCCCAGGCTTCCACTTCCTACCTTAATGTGGCGTCTGCCGCAGCCTACGTTTCCGCCCTCGTAACGCAAGTTTCCGGGATCGACGCGCAGGTTTCTGCGGCAATCGCGGCGGCCTCCTCGGCCCTGGTCTATAAGACTTCTGCCTCAGCTTTTGCCACTGATGCGGCAACCAACGCATCGTTGGCCTTCATCTACAAGGCGTCGGCCTCTGCTTACGCAACTGAAGCCGGTACCTACGCAAGCCAGGCTTCGACTTCGCGGGTCTCCGCCAACAACGCAGCTTCGATTGCGGGTGTCTACGCACTCTCCGCCAACACTGCGGCCTCTATCGCGGGAGTATTCGCTGCGTCTGCTTCCGCCTACGCCTCGGCGGCAGCCCGCGACGCCTCCCTCGCCTTCATCTACCGGACATCCGCCTCGGCTTTTGCGACCTCAGCCGCAGCCGATGCTTCCCTTGCCGCGATCTACGCAGCTTCCGCAAACAATGCCGCGTCTCTTGCCGACCTTTACGCCACCTCCGCCTCGGTGGCCAACGTGTCTGCACAAGCCGCGTTGTCGGCTCTCAACGCACGTATCACCTACGGTACCGCCGCCCCCACGGGAGGATCCAACGGTGACATCTACTTTCAGTACACCTAATTGATTTATCGCCAACCAGCTGTTAGGATACGGGCATGGCAGACAACGTAGGTATTACCCCAGGCACTGGTGCGACAGCGGCAGCCGACGACATCGGTGGTGTGTTGTATCAGCGTGTGAAAGTTACGACGGGTGCAGACGGCGTGGCAGATGGGGATGTCTCATCTACTAATCCTATGCCTATCGCAGCATATGGGGAATTAATCGAGGCCATCGAGGCGATGCGGATGGCTGTGCATTCCCTGACGCGCAGTATCGGCTTCGCCCAGCCAAACCCGTCCGGTCAGCCAATTTTCGAGGCAAGGCAGCCTACTGCCGCAAACTTCTTGGCCACGGTGTCGCAGGGGACGGCAGCCAACCTACAGGCTTCTGTCAACATCAACGCCAACCAGACTCTAGCAAACATCACTCAGCTTGGCGGGTATTCCGCCGCGCACCAAATCCCGGCAACGATGGCGATTGCTTGTGAGCAGTTGCGCCGCAACATAACGGTGACATGAATGACCACGACAAACGGCAACCGACCCATTCTCGACCTCAAGCGGTTTGAGTTTTGCTCGGTTCCCCCTGCGGCGTCTGCGGCGGGTTCGTTCATTGCTTCGTCTCGTCACTACAGGCAGTACCAGCTTTTCGTCACAAGCAACACCACGGCGTACTTGTATCTGCCGAGTGAGGATGGGTGGCTCACGTTGGCGAGCCCCGCCTTGGCTGGGACGTTTGGCGTCGGGGCATCCGGCGTTGCGGGGGCGTGGTCTACCGGCAGCACGATTGCGGCGGCGTCGCTGACGGCAACCGGCGGGACCACTTCGACGATCATCACCAATCAGACGCTGGCGCGAGACCTCAGAGGATACTCGGTTCACATTCTCAGTGGACCAAACGCGGGCGTCACTCTTGAGATCCGCCGCAACACTGTCGGGGCAAACGCCACAATTACGGTTGACGCTCAGGCATCAGCGTTCACGGCTTCCACCGTCTACCGGCTCATCACGCCCCGGTGGTACGTTTTGGGGGCCGGTACGCTCGCTTCCGGCAGCTTCAAAGTGTACGACTTCGCGACGAACACTTGGACGACTCTGTCGCAAACCGGGCTTCCCGGCACCATCGGAACCGCGGGCAAGCTTGTCAACACCCCGTCGTGGATCAACACAGGTTACAATCAGTTTGCGACTGGCACTGCCAGCGCCGCGACAGCTACGACCATATCCGATTCCACGAAGTCGTGGACCGCCAGCCAGTGGGTCAACTTCCAGGTGCGGATTGTCGGCGGCACGGGAGCGGGGCAGATCCGGACCATCACCGCAAGCACCGGCACGCAGTTGACCGTGGCGACTTGGACGGTGACACCTGACGCGACATCCACATATAGCATCGAAGGCAACGACGACTTCCTGTACTACATGGGGAACAACGCGGTTACGCTTTACAGGTACAGCATTTCGGGGAATAGCTGGAGTACCCTGACCCCCGGAGTCGCGCGAGCGGCTGCCCCTGGAACGGGGATGTCCGGGCATTGGATCTACGGCGTTACCGATTCCGCATGGACATCCGAGTCTGCGGTCATCAATGGCCGACGCATCTACTCGTTCCGGGGCGGCAACGGGGCCTTGCTTGACTATTACGACATCCCGTCAAACGCTTGGACGAACGGAGTCTCGTACGCTCCTGCCGTAGACACATACACAGCAGGCACAAAGTTCGCGTACAACAGCGACTACCTGTATATCTTGCAGGGAACCAACGGAAGGTGGTTTAGGTACAGCTACGCAAACAGCGAGCTTTCACCGTGGTCGTTTATGGCGTACGCCCAAGGCTCGGCTATCGAGGGCGACACTGCGTTTGACGTTGAGTATAAAGACGGCGCAACCGTGATTCCGTTCATTTACGTCGTCCCCAACACCCTGGCCGTTTTGCTGCGGCAGATGGTGTTCTAATGCCGACCTTTGGCCCCCGGCCGCTCTTAGATTTACCGTACGACGAGTACGTCGGTCAGACCGGGCTCGTAGGTAACGGGGTCGGGACGTTTGTATCTCGCGTGTCCAACCAGTTAAATCAGCTGCAGCTGCTGGTGCGGGCAGGCGGCTGGGTTTGCATGAACTACGAGCAAGGCAGCCTTGTCAGAATCCCTGATCCGTCGGGGACTACGTTGGCCTCGTTGATAACGCATTCGTGCGGATCGACAGGATCCACAATAGGTGTTGCAAGTCTCTCGGCCACTGCGGGCACCACAAGTACGATCACAACGAACCAGACAATTCCGCGCAGCCTTGCCGGGTACAAAGTATTCATACTTGAAGGGCCAAACGCGGGTTCGACGCTGGTCATACGCCGCAACACGACCGGGGCCAACAGCGTTCTGACGGTAGACACCCAGGCCAGCGCGTTTGACGCGACGACGCGGTTTAAGTTGATGACCCCGAGGTTCTACTTCGTCAACACCTCCCCAAGCCTTGCCCTTTCTTGCTACGACTGGGCCACCAATTCGTGGTTGAGTCTAACAACCTCCGGAGTTACGTCTGCTTGGGGGACGGGGAACAACAAAGCAAAGATAATCGCTACCCCATCGTATCTTCGTAATACCCCCAAGGTGTATTCTTCTGGGACGGCTACATCTGGCGGCGCCAGCACTCTCTCGAACTCCGCCAAGGCGTGGGGGACCAACCAGTGGGCAAACTACCAGATTCGGTTGACCGCCGGAACGGGAGCGGGGCAGATCCGGTCGATCTCCAGCAACACAGCCACGCAAATTACGGTAGGCTCCGCGTGGGCAGTACAGCCAGATTCGACGACCCAGTACAGCGTAGAGCCCAACGAGGACTATTTGTACGGACTCGGCGGAAACTCTGGGGACGTGTCGTTATGGAGATATTCGATCTCATCGAACACTTGGACGCTTTTGTCCCCATCGGTTGCGCGCGGGGGATATGTGAGGTTTTCGGACTGGCAGGTTTGGATGTCCGACGTTGTCGCTGCGGAGTGGAACGATGAAACGCAGTTCAAGAACGGTCGGTACATTTACGACGGCCGAACGAACAGTGGCGCGACCGCACTCGACAGGTACGACATCGCCTCCAATGCGTGGGAAAGCGTCAACTTTCCGTTGGGCAACTTCGCCAGCGACAGCGGAAACATTGATGGAATCAGCGCCATAGGTTTCGAGAACAGGATATATCTCGCGTTGACGGCGTCCTCATCGTACTTTCAGATGTCTTTGGACGTTGTTCTGAATGAGAACTTTCCGGGTTTTGGCAACCCTCCCGCAGGCCAAACCGGATTCAACGGCGGCAACGACCGTAAGTTCTGGCTTATAGAGTACACAACGACGCGACAAAGGCTTCTGTACGTGTACACGATTAACGTCCAGGGCAGCAGTGGCTCCGATGCGGGGTCCGTGGCAAGAAGGATTATAATTCGATGAATGCACAAGCTCTGATCGACGCGCTGCGGCGGCGAATTGAAACATTGCAAACCAATCGAGATATTTTTTCTAGCTCTGGCGACGTGCTTGAGGTGGTAAGAATTGAAAATGAAATTTCCGACATAGCGGCAATTTTAGTCAAACTTAAAGTTTGATGGCTCAAATCCAAGGCTTGACTTTTTTATTTGGCGGGTTGCTTGGGGGTGGGGCGCCTCCTGCAGGAACTCAAGCTTGGATAAAAATTGGGGGCACTTGGAGACAAGCCACAGTCTACATCAACGTAGGTGGGGTCTGGAAAGTTGCCACGCCCTATGTTAAAGTGGGGACTTGGAGGTAACGATGGCTACCACCTACACGGATCTCTATAACTCGATCATCGACGCCACGGAGAATGCCGACGCGGAGTTTGCCGCGCGGATCCCCACGTTTGTCGATCAGACTCGCATGCGCCTAGCGCGCGACATCGACACCTACGGCATGGTCACCTACACCACCGTCTCTGCCTCCGCTGGCGACCCATACATCAACCTCCCCCAGGATGCCCTCATCCTCAAAGCGGTAACCCACATTTCCGATGGCTCCTACAGCCAACTCATCATGAGGACCGACGAGTTCCTCCGGGAATACTGGCCCAACCGCACCTCCGTGGGATCCCCCAAATACTACGCCCGCTGGGGTTTCTCCCAGTTGCTGATGGCCCCCGCGCCCACTTCCGCAGCCCTTGTCGAAATCTCCTACGTGCAGGTCCCCACCTCCATCGGACCCGTAGGCACCTCCACCAACTGGCTTACTGACTATGCGCCCGAAGCTCTCTTCTACGGCTGCATGCACGAAGCCTGTATGTTCATGAAGAATTATGACGCGGCGGCTCTCTGGCAAAACAAGTACCAGGCCGCCGTGGCCAGCCTCCGTAACGAGGCGCGGCGCACCCGTCAAGACGACAACCTCAACAATAACTCGCCCGCTGGCGGCGACAATACCCTGCAAGGCGGTGTCTGATGCCCTCCACGTATTCGTCCTCGCTTCGACTGGAACTTCAGGCATCCGGCGAAAACGCCAACACCTGGGGCACCAAGACCAACAACAACCTCAACCTGATTGAGCAAGCCATCGCTGGCTACTCCAAGATCACCCTGGCCTCAGCGTCCGCCACTTACACCCTTCCCATCGCAGACGCATCCGCTTCCGAAGGCCGCAACGCCTTCATCGAATTTGCGGGTACCGTCG